TCTAATGCTGAAATAGCTTCCCATTGAACAACATCTCTATTTTCAGTTACTTTTCTATCTAAAAAGTAAATTTCTTGAGGAAACTCTGCCGTTGGATCGGGTGTTCCATAAGGATTTGTATTGCCTTCAAAATTAACAGCATCTAAATATCGAGCTAATGTTCTAATTCTTACCAGCTTTGTTCCATTTAAATCATTACCAATAGTTGTTTGGTTCGCAGCTTGCAAAAGTGCAGTAATCGTTCCAAAGATATTACTTACTGAAATTGTAGGTCTTGGTAAGGTTCCTGTTGACCCAAATTGGAATCCTTCGCACTGAATAGGAAATTTTTCATAAGTATTACCAGCCCATACAATATTTCCGTTTGCGTTCATATTTGCACCATTATGAAAACGATTAACAGTAGTTGCACCATGCAAAGTAGCATTTAATGTCAACGTAAACAATTCAATGATTGCTCCAGGATTTATTGATTGTAATGCTGAAACTGGTACTGCCATCAGGGTTCAAATACTTGTTCAAATGTTGCTGTAATTCTATTTCTCTGAAACTCAAACATTTCTCTGTTAAAACTTTTACAAATCCATTGATAGCTTGTAGTTTCATCAGGTGGCGACCAAGTAAATGATGCAGCATCTACTCCTCTTGCTTCTAAAAATGTTTCAATTTCATCTGCATCTTCATCATCTACGTTGAATGTAAGACTCCAAACTTTTGGATCTTGATTTAATCCAAAACTTGTACGTTGTTGATAACCATCACCAAACTGGGTAATACGCAAACGTGGTTGGCTACGTTTTGTAGCAGAATATGATGGGTTGTAACTAGGAAAAGTAGCCATTAGCGAATACTAGAAAGTAGTCCTCCAGGTCTTTGTTGTTTAACAAGTTCTCCTTGAACTGCAACAGAAATTAAGGCTCCAAGTTCTTTTGCTCCAGAATCATCACCTTGAACATCTGAACCTGATGCGTCTACATTAACAACAACACTAGTACTACCGCCACCTCCAAGTTTATTATTTGGCACAACTGTTCCAGAAGATTTTGGTACAAATAGCTCTGGACCTCTCTCTCCTACTATAAATGATTTTCCTCCTGCTGCTCTACCTCCTTCAGCTAACAATCCTCCAGTTAGAAAACCTAATATACCTCCTCCTTTTTTACCTCCTGCACCAAGGGCATCTCCAAATAATGCTTGATTAAGTGCTAAGTCTAAGAATTTATTGGCAACATTATTAAGCATATCGCTAAGAGTGGAAGTTCCTTTTATTAGTCCTGCTATGCCATCTTTTATATCTGTTGCAATACTCTGATTTATACTTTCAAACGCATCTCTTACTGCTTTAGCATTTTCGGCTTGTTCTTTTAATCCTTTGTTTATTGTTACAGCATCTCTTATTCTGTTTTGTTGTCCACTCTCTAAATCTTTAAATACCAGACCCATTTCTTCGGCTTTATTTTTAATAGCTTCTTGAACTAAAAATTCTTCTTCTTTACCAGCCTTAATAGCTCGGTTTAGTTCATTTTCTTTCTTTAAGTCTCCTAATCCAGCCGTAATTAATTTATTTGTCTGTACTCTTAGCTTATCTTTGTCTTTTTGTAAGACTAAACTTTCTGCTATTTCTAGTCTTTCTGCTTTAGCAGCGTTCAAATCCCTAGTTTTTTGCTTATTTGCTGCTGCCCCTTTTGCTTCTCTATTCTGTATGCCTTCTATTCTTTGGTTTACATCGAAGAACGCACGATTATTTGGGTTTTGGGCTACAAGTGATCTGGCTCTACCTCGTACATTAGCGTTTGCTCCTGCATCTAAGGCTTGGTTTAGTAGTTTTGCTATTGCTGCCTGTACTTTTGTGAAGAATAATGTGACATCGTTTCCTAGTTTTTGGAAGGTTTCGCCAAATTTTCTTAATTCTTCTGCCTTGTCTGCACCTATTTTTTGACCCATCATTTCTAATGCTGCGTTGAAAGCAGCTTGTTTACCCATATTTTTCTCTATTAGCTGGAGTCGCTTTTCTTCTAGCGTTCCAGATATGCCCATAGCTGTAGACATGGCGGATATGTTTGGATTTAGGCGGTTCATCGCTTGTCCAAGTTCGCCTATGCCGTTGATTACGTTTTGGATTGATTGGACTGCTGCTGTGGCTGCGATACCTCCTGCAAAACCACCCATACCACCAAACATTCCACCGATACCACCACCAAGACCACCAGCTAATGCTCCTACTGGCCCTTGACCGAATAATAAAGGAAATGCACCACTTATTAATGCACTCTGTGTATCAAATCCTTTGCTTGGGCCAAACCTTCTTCCTAAATTTCTAAGACCTCCTCCACCTGATCCTGCTGGCCCTCTTAATAATTTACCTGTGTTTTTATCAAAGTTTAGACCCGAACTTATAGGACTGTCTTTAAGTTTTTGTGCTTGATCTTTAAAATATGCAGGAGATCCTGGTAAATCCTTAAATCCCTGGATTGGCATAGCATTAGCCTTAGCTACACGTTTAGCTTCTTTATTGGTTGCAGCGTAATAGGCTGGTGATCCATATATATCTTTAGATCCTTTTACTGGTATTGAAGGTCCTCCAGAAAAAGCTCTCTGTGCTGGCGATCCAAACTCAAAACGTGATCCTTTTATTGAGGAACTAGGTCCTCCAGAAAAAGCCTGTTGTGTGGGAGATCCAAACTCAAAACGTGATCCTTTTATTGAGGAACTAGGACCACCTGAAAAAGCCTGTTGTGCAGGAGATCCGAAATCGAATCTTGTTCCAGAGACAGGGGATCTTGCTCCTCCTGCTTTTGCACCAGCGTCAAAGAACGAGGGAGACCCGAATTGTAAGCTTGTTCCCCTTACAGGAGAGCGACCAAAACCTGTACTTTGACCCATAAAAGGTGACTTAGGACCAAACATACCCAGGTCTTTTGTCTGTGGAAAGGCTTGAACACCACTTAAACCTAAAGGTGTACCTCTACCTAAAGAAGTTAATGATGAAGTTGGACCTGATCTTTTACCAGAAGATTTTATTACTGACTGTTGTCCTATTTCTTTACTTATAGACTTTTGTACTTTTAATTCATCTAATGCAACTTTTAATAATCTTTTAGATTCAGTAAATTCTTTCTTTGAGTTAAGTAAAGCTGACTTAGATACTGCTTCTTGAGCTAATCCTACTTTAAGGCCTTTATCGGCTTGCTTTTGTACTAGATCGCCTATACGTCTAGTCTTGGACATCATATCTGCTTGTGCAGTCTTGGTGTTTAGTACCTGTTTTTCTACTCTTGCTGCTTTACTATTTCCTATAGATACTTTGTTAATTGCATTTATTTTTCCACTTATTTTATTTAAGGAAGTCTCTAAAGTCTTTACGTCTTTTAGACCTCTTACATCTACAGCTATTTCAGCTTTATATGCCACGATCCAGTAAAAATTGAATATTTATCCTATTTTACATTAAATAAACTGATTAGCACTATCTCCTGCGTTTAATTTTCTCAAACTCTTTTTCTTGTTCTTCGTTTATTACTTGAAAGTAGGCACTCCATCCTATTAATTCTGCTTCTGTCATGCTGCCTATTTCGTGGAGCGTTTTGCCTAATTCTTTGGCTACCCCAAATTTGAGCATCATCCAGTTATCCTTTTTTAACTGGCTGGCTAGGATTTTGGGTCTATTACTTCTTCCTCCTCTGCATTTATGACTGCAAGCATAAGAGATTGTAGATCGCTGTCCTTAACTTCGTTTTTTAAAACGTCTATTTCTCCTGGACTAAATAATTTTGTTCCGTCTGCGTCTAATGCTTTATTTATTAATAATTGTAAAGCGAAAGCGTTTGAGTCATCGCTTCTAGCCTGTTTTTGGGCTCTTTCTCGTTCTGCCATTGTTAATGGTGTTACAAACATCTCGAATATCGAACCATCGGATAGGGTTACTTGTTTTTTGATTGGTTCGAGATTTGCAGCTTTTTTAAGTCTGTCGAGAGCGTTCAATGTCGCCATAAGTTTCATGTACTTTTCTATTAGTGTACTTCATTATGCAATAAAAAACCTCGGATTGACCGAGGTTCATAATAATTAATAACTACTAATATAGTATTATGCAGTCTTAGATAGATCGAATGTAGGAGCAGAGCTAGGTCTAAACGCTATTTCTACAGATTGTCCGTCATCTGGGTTAACAGTAAAACTTGCTGAAGTTAAAATAATATCAGCACTAATTGATCTACTTGCAGTTTCGTCTACGTTTGCACCACTCATCTGACGATCAATATAAAGTTTTACCTTTGCACCTTGTTGTTGACGTTGAATAACATCTTCAATCATTCTGCTAGATAACAATGTATCATCATCAGTTGAATATACAGTTGCAGAACCACTACCATCGGCAAAACCTGAAATAAATGTTCTAAATGGTGCAGTTTGAGTAACACTTTGACCTATACTTGTTACGTCAATTTCGGCTCTAGTTATTTCAAAACTCCACTCTCTTACAGATCCAACAGCTTGTGGTGCTGTAAATGTAATACTTGCAAAATTAGATCCAAAACCTGTAGGTGCTGCTGATGCTGTTAAAGCTGCTCCACCATTTGTAGCGGAGATAGTCAATACACCAGTAGAGGCATCATAAGTTTTTACAAAATGATTTCCTGCTGCAATACAGTTTGTAAGTCCTGCTCCCGCTGGATATGCAAGAGTCACTGCATCTCCTACTTTAAAACCCAATTGAGCACCAACTGTAATATTTCCATTTGATGTTGGAAAAGCGGTTGTTGCAAGAGTTGTTACGCTTGTACCAGCAGGAGAATAATATAACGCTCCCGAAGTACCCGATAGAACTGTAGCCATGATAAATAATTCTAAGGTTTGAACATACGGGTACTACCCGATATGTCTATAGGATAGCGTAAATTGATGAAAAGATTCAAGGAGTTAACTGAGCTTGAAAATTTGTTTCTATTCTTGACACAAAGAAAGGGTATAGTCCTTTCCTGGATTCTTGACCACCTTCTACTGATGTGAAACTCGGTCCATCAATTTGACCTGTGCGGACATAGACTCCGCTTGTTGCCTTGGCTGTGTTATCCAGAGTAGATAAGGTTGTAAATGCTGTTCCTGCAAGAGTTTGGTTTCTAGCTGGTCCTTTATTCTTTTCGGTACATACTCTTACAATTATTACTCCCCGTATATTATTATGAGATGAAGTAAGCGCAGTTTCAGTTGTTAGTCCAAACTTTATATTTACATGGATAAATTCATCTACGCTGTCTGATAAAACATTATAAAAATTATCAAAAAATATTGGAACCGCAGGACTTAACGCACCATAGTCAGTTTGAAATGGGGTTTCGATGGCTGTGCGTACAGATTGATAGTTCATTTAATTTTACTAAGCACGTTTTTAAAAGTACTTTCTACTTCTTTTTGCATCCTACCGCCTTTTTGAGCATAGTCTGTAAACCAATCTAATGGTGCAGTTGCGGTGTTTGGTCCTGTAAGATCCTCTACTACAAGACCTCTACGATCTCTTCTTTCACCGATTATCTGAGTTTTTAAAGGAAGATCAAAGTTTGGGGTATTAGGTGGTCTAAAAGGCTCTAAGTCTGCTGCTTGATCTGCATAATAAGCATCGTTTCCTATTAAAAATGTAGATTTTCCAGCAGCTAATACTTTATTGACCGAGTTTATTGAAGGATCTCCTCCAAATAATATGGGAGTTGGGTTTCCTTCTTGTTTACTTCCGTTAGCTAACAGACCATATTGTTTTGCATTTATGACATAAGAATTTGAAAAAAGTCCTGTCCATCTAGGTCCTATAACTTGAAGAGTTTTAACTACTTTTTCAGTTGCACGGGCAGGGGCAGTATAACTTATGGCTTCTGCTACCAAATTTATTTTTTCTATTAGTTTTGGGATTTCGTTTATAGGCATTATTGTGGTCGCCCCAATACTGTGTGGAGGATTGGTTGGTCGCCTCTGGATGTTTTTACGTCTACTATTCTTGCCACTTTAGTTGCTCCTGCCTCTGTATATTGTATGCGATCTCTACTGTTTGGGAAGTAGTCTCCTAGCTCTGCGTTACCAAATATTATTTGTACGTCTGTTGTCTGAGATGTTGATTGAAATTCTGTGGCTGTGACGCTGGTTATCAATGCTTTCATAGATACGTTTGTGTCCGATCCATCTACTACACCTGTTGTTGCGTTGTAGGTTTGGGTTGTTGCAGCTTTTATGTAAGTTACGTCTATGCCGAATTGGTTCAGTAATTG